ACCATCACGATCAAGTATCTGTATGCGTAGCTTCTGCCACTTGCCACTACCTATAGCTCTTTTACTCAATGCCATCCTTTAGTCTTGAAATGATTTAATGCTTTACACATAGAACCATATCTATTTAGATTGTATTTGATACCCCAGTCTACTTGCTTAAACCCATCTACCTTAGCCAAGTACTTAGATCTACCTTGTGGTATGCCATAATGTGAGCCGTTGCGAGCGCTTGGATTCCAACGTGACTCGTGGTAGTACAACTGATCAAGACAATAGAACTCTGTAAAGGAGTGGTTTAGTTTGATAAATGCATATTGTTTGTAATGTGTAGCTTTTGGTACTGCGTGAGATTCATCTACTACTAAAAGCAATGCAAGTAAAACGCATAGAGCCGACCCAAATAGCCAGCACCTTCCGAGCCTGCCTCTGGGCGGCTCAGCCTTTCGCTTTAAGAGCGAATGCTGTTTTGAGCCTACCATAGATCACCTAATCCTTTCAAACATAATAGCCATATCATCTCACTATGTGGACAGTGATTTACCTCACAATAACAAACTTACAGCTCCAATGTATTTCATACTGATCAATCCAATTACAGTCATAACCAGCCTCACTCAATTATTAACCGCCTTTCAACAGCTGCTGCCATTCCGTTTGTTCCAGGGAATAGGTCGACAACTTCATCGCCTACTTTGTAGTTTAATAAGTCTAATATCCAATCATTGAACTTATCAGGCTTTGACCCACGTAAACCTTTTTTTTGTGCTCTTGCACAATTTAAGTAATCTCTGGTCATAGGTCTTCTGTTTTTTTCTTGTCTACCGCCATACAGAATTACTGGTTCCCATGCATATTGCACAGTTACATTCCACCATATTTGATGAATGGTTTTAGTCCAAGCGCAAACCCTGGCACCTTTAGGAATAATGGAACAATAAAAGGGTAAAACAGGTGCGTGCAAACTAACAGCCCAACCATCTGGAAATTCATCCATAAGTCTTTGTATTAATTCCACGTGTTTTTCTTTTTTGTCATACTCAGCTGCTTCGGGGTGTAAATCACCATAAAAGCGTTTGGCTAAACCAAGGTAAGGCGGATCAGCATATGCAAATTTCATTTTTCCCCAATGAATAAACAAGTGTGGCAAGGCAATGCGTCAAACTGCCAAGCCCCACAGCTATTACATCTACTAACCTTGCTATCTTTAGGTGCATCTTTCTGCTCAGCTATATTCTTAACACCAACACAGCCACAATCCATGCACTGATACATCTTGAACCCATCTGGCATATCTGCCTGATCAAGCCATAAAAACTCAGTGTTACGACTACACCCATTACATTTGAATTTAGTCACGAGCGATCAATTCGTGGCATCGAAAGCATGTGCCATCTTTGAAAACCCTGTCATCGCCACACATTTCGCATGTGATAACAGACTTAACTAAATGCACACCACTGTCATCTATTTCGACAGTAATACCACTGCCGTTAATAAAAGCGATGTATCCCATGATTACTCCTTGTCCTTAAAGTACCAAGCGCCTGTACTGGTCTGAGATGCCCACTTAGCATGCTCTTTGATATTGCCTATGCACACATAACCATAAAACGGCTTTTTAGTTGTCTTGCTTATACCTTGTCTAAGTGTCATACCTTGACTACAGCAATCTACTGGTGGCTTAGGTGTATCTGGCACAGCTGCAACCCAATCAGTAGTAGTCCACTGCACTGGATCTTCTAGCTTGTTTTCTACTGTAAAGGTTTCTGATTTAGCGTTTACTGACGCCATTTCTTCTCGGCTTGGACGTTTACCTTTAGCTGAGAGACCCGCATTTGAAATCGCTCTACCAATAGCGCTTGTTTCGCAGTTAGGTAAAGCAAAATTCGCATTAACGCCACGATCACTAACAGTCTCACTCGCAATTCCAGTAGCGTACGGCTTCGGATCTGCTTCGGTTCTGTATAGTTTGCATATAACAATGAATCGAGTGTTTGAGGCCTCGACAACCTCTGTTTCCAATCTTCCATCGGGAAATTCCTTCCACCACTTATGTAGTCTTTCATCAACAGTTTCATAATTAGATAAATCGAAAGCCATTATTCCTGCCAATCTAGTGCGCTGTCTTGCATCGCCTCATGACATGTTTTGGCAATAGCAATATACGCAACTGCGTCTTTGTAATGATCTGATACTTCGGGCGACTCGACTGATCGGCTGATCTTGACGAGTGACATGGCCATCGCAACTTGGTTTGCTGTAATCGGAAAATGAAAATAAGCAGACCATAGCTCGGCAATACGACTATGTTGAGTGTAAGGGTGTCCGTACTGTGAACCCCTTGCGTGTATAAGTTCTGTTGCATCTGCAAATAGTTTCTCAGTGTTTGTCATAATCAAATACAGCTCTAGACTTCATCTTTTCTAGTTTACGATTATGCTCTATTGAGGCTTTCCAGCCAGCTGATCTACCACTCCAGTAGCCCGCTTGATAGCCCCTATCGTGTATCCAGCTATAAATCATATATAAAACCCAGGTTAATGCAGACATAATTACTACGCCCCACATCATTAGATACCCAAAGTCTTTAAGCTCTGTGTACATGTAGCCCTACTTTCTATGCTCACGCTTTGTGGCATAGCAATAGTGTCGCACCTGTGTACGACTTTGTGGATGATTTAGTGGATATATTTGATAACGATTTGATAACGTTATTTGTAGAGTTTGCCCTCAAATATAAAGCTGCCGTCTGCATTAATAGGTATAGTTATTACCTGTACTTTACGCTCATGGACATAGGCCACGGCAAAGCCTTGCTGCCAGTTAGCGTAGCCTCTTGTATACGCCATGCCTGAACTGCTTAAATCAACGAGATTTCCGACTTCTACTCCCCATACAGTACGCCCTAATTGGCCTCTAGATGCCTCTGTAAAGGCCGATTGGCCTAGTCTATGGGTATGCCCACACACCACGCTCTTACCAAGCCTTCTAGCGCCATTTAAGGCCGTTTGTCCAGGTACTTGGCTAAGAGGGAAAGCGTCACCATGAACGGCTGTCCAGCCTGGTGCCCAATCGAGCCCAAATGGGTGGAATTTAATCTGTAGCTTGTCATATCCCATAAAACGCTCATACTGCATTTCGGGTAGGTTGAGGAAAGATGGGAGTCTTTTTTTAATTGATCGGTAAAGTCTGATTCCATGATTACTTCCTAGTACATCTGTTACTCCTAAGTAACTTAATACTTCTTGTGTTTGTTTTCTATCGTCATTTATGTTGCCCACCATCTCATCGATAGTTCCAGCATTAAAACCCCCAAGCTGTGGTAAATCAATTTCATCGCCTATGCAAATAGTTCTATGGGGTTTCCATTTAGCCAAAAAACGGCCTACTGATTTGACACTTGCTTCATTAAAAAAGGGAACTTGCAGATCTGACACAAACGCAATTTTGCGCAATTAGTCCTCGTCTTCGTAGGGGTCATGGTCTGGATTAACTGGATCAAAGTCTGGACTGGTCGGTGCTATCCAGTCTGGGAATACGTTTTTATCGCACATCCCTAAAGCTTGATCTACTGGGAATCCTGCACGTCTTAGGCTTAAATAAAATTCACGCAACGAAATGGCATAGGTATCTAACTTAGTATTAATTTGCTCATGGGTGTATTTACCCTTGCGCTTATTAACCTTCTCACGTTTGCGTGCGGTAGCCATATTGTTATTATGACTTACTTATGATAATGAAGAGTTGATCGACACGCTCTTCTAATCTCGAACTGCGCTGATCGATTCGATTAACGGCATCTGCCAAGCTGCTGCCAGAATTGGGCTTAAGTTCGCTTAGCCAACCCTTAACTAAAAAACGTAATCCGATTAGCCCTGCGCTCAGCACTGCGCAAATACCAGCGCCAAAGCCAGCCCATTCCGCTGGACTCATGCTTCATCTGCACCGATGCCATAAGCTGTATCGGATTTATCTAAAGCCCTAGCTGCTGGGCCAGCCAAAGCTGCAACAATTACAGATACGGCTGGGTCAAAACCTAACTCATTACTTGCTAAGAAAGTTAAGAAAGATACTAAAACTCCTCTAAAGTAAGATTTTAGTACTGCCTTTTGTTTTTCTGATATTTTCATATTTTTCCCCCTAGTAGTGGTATGTCGAAAGGTTTACCATTTTTGTCGCCTGCCTTAGTAAAGCTAATATGCATGTGTGATCGATGCGGGTTTATACCCCTGTACTTACGCCATTTCCAATTTAGAATTTTTGAACAAATACGGCCGTTATAGATTACGTAAGATATACGCTTATCGGTTTTCGCACATTTTCTGATCTGGTCAGCCAGATATATTGAGATCCCTTCGGATGAATCCAGGCGAGAATCAATATCAATGGCTCTGACAACGAATCCACTCCGTTTGTCTGGATTATGATCCGATTTACTGGCGGAATGACGAGCATCACCAATCCACCCATCACTGGTAGAGCGCCTATCTGGATACCAGGTATCAATTTGATCTCTAAGCTGTTCGCCAGCTTTACAAAGCCACGGCTTCAACCCAGTTTCCTATCTCTTCATCCCAAAACCAATCATCTGCATTACCAGGTATTGCCACTGGTGGTTGCCAATCAAAATTATCATCTAATAACCAGGATGGGTAAGGCTGTGGTGCAATAAATACGTCTGCATTTGCATCATATTTATAACCAATACCTGCAAATTGTTTTCTAATGTTGTTGTTGTAACTTGTTTGAATCCAAGTGCCACCAAGATTATTTATTAGCCACTGATAACCTTCATCGCCATTAGGATCGTTGTTATCGCAAACTAATACTCTGATTACTGTATTGTTATTATCTATTTCTGCCCAATTACTCACTTTAGATACCTCACAATTACGATGCCTGATCCGCCAGCTGCACCACTACCACCAAAACCGCCACCGCCACCGCCACCGCCAGTATTAGCAGTACCAGCTATTCCCGCAGAAGAAGGTGTTTGACCATTTTGTGTAGCACCAGTTCCGCCACCGCCTGATCCGCCTACACCTGCGTTACCGCCTGACCAGCCACCGCCACCGCCACCGCCTGCATAATAATAAGTGCCACCTACATTTTGACCAGTAGATGTTGCACTACCCCAAGTAGAGTAACTAGAAGAACCAACACCACCAGCACCACCAGGGCCACCAGTACCAGTAACGCCTGCGCCACTAGCACCACCACCACCACCAGCACTTCTTGAACCGCCAGAAACACTTATTACATAACCGCCACCATTATTACCTTGACCTGCAGTACCTGATCCGCCTGAGTTTGAAACAGGAAAACTTGACCACGAACCAGCTCCGCCACCTGATCCGCCTGATGAACCATTTGAAGGATTACCACCAGTACTACCTTTGCCGCCGCCAGTAGATGTAGTTGCATTAAATGTTGTATTACTACCATTTGCATTAACTGCGCCGCCTGAGCCGATAGTTACTGTGTAATTAGCGGAAGTTAAAGACTGACTGGTCAGTGCCTGTAACCCACCAGCGCCACCGCCGCCAGCGCCCCAAGAATTACCACCATTATTATTACCACCGCCACCGCCAGCAACAATTAAAATATCTGCCGTTAATGTTCCACCACTTACGCCTAATGTTCCATTACTTGTAAAAGTTCTGTAATTGTAAAGAGCATCTGAAGTAAGTGTTCCACCCGTAACTGTTACTGGTGGTACGCCAGCTGAAAAACTACCAACGATACAGTTAAGCAATTCCGCCCACCACATACCATGCATTAGCAGCTGTTTTAATACAGACCGCAGTTTTATATTGGGCTAAAGTGGGTGATGCAGCTGTACCACCAGCACTTAAAATCGTTGTAGTACCAGAAGTAACTGCGCTTATTGTGCAAGTACCTGCACCGATATTTAATACTGTAATAGCAGTACCTACAGCAAAATTATATGTAGCATCGGTTGGAATCTGGAACGCAATTGCTGTGGCTTTGTTCATAAGTATTAACTGTTGGTACTCATCACCACTAGCAGCTGTATAATCCGCAGTCTTAGCAGTCTGTACTTCAAAGGCTGGTAGTCCATTCCACATAGCGGAAGTTACTACATCACCTGTATTACCTGGCCATGTTGCCATTTTTACTCCTTAATAAGATAAGACGTTTTGGTCTAAAACGCCGTAATTCACGTTGCCTATTATAAACCCATCTATTACAGGTTCTAGCGTTGTGAAGGTTGTTTTCCAGCTATTCGGGGTGATATTCATTTTCACTCCAAAAATCTGCAAAGTTTTTTCTATGGTCGATCCACCAGGCTGGGTAGTAAGCACAGAAATCGGATCAAAGAAATCTAGGTCTAAAGCTGCTACCACGCCTGTATCGTAATTAGGGGTGTATAAGTCTAGGACTATAGCATCGCATCGTATAGAGGTTTCAGCTCTACTAGCCACATAAGCCTGGGCATAATCTAGGGCTACTGCATCGGTTTCCATTAAAAGATTATCTAAGAAATAACTGTGCAAAAAGTATTTATCGATACTGGCTTGGTTTGTGGCTACTTGGGCAGTACCACCTACTCTAGTAATGGTGGCTTTATTAAATACTAATACATCGTTTAATATCCAAGATGCATCAAAATAATCTATACCAGTGCCATCATCTGCAAATACTGTAGGTGTGCCAGCAATAGATCCAACAGTCACAGCTCTATCTTGGAATACAAATGATCCATAACCATCTACATATAATGCGCCATACTCTGATTCGGTTGCAGTAGTCAAGGCTTGTAAAGCTGTGCGATTAGTGCCTGGGTCTGCTTGTAATGTAGTTAAGCCTGCATCAATATCACGCATAGACTGTGGCCAGTCAATTTCATCTAGTATTTCATTTATACGTGTGCCTGATAAATCCCCAGCGCTTGCACCTGTAACTGTGCTTATCTGTGCTAACTGGGCTAATCTAAAAGCATCTACAGCTTGTATAGTTGTAATTGCTACGTCATCAAAAGATGAGTTATCAGGGTATGTCGTAACATAACTTGTAATAAATCCTGAAAATACTGGGTAAGTAATAGAGTTATATGTGGCAGTTATCTGCACCTTTTTCATAGGTGTTAAAAAAGTAAAATAAGGGCTGGCTGGATTCTGTGGGTTAAAATCGCCATTCTGATCTACTATGCGTAATGTCATTGATCCAGTTTGAAATATGTCGCTTAATGCAGTGCGGCCTCTGTTAGTTTCAATTCTGTTTATACGATCTGATACATCTACAATTACAGCTACAGAATCTGCTAATACGTTAGTGCCAAGAACTCCAATATCTAACTGCATAGCCTGAGCAGTCGATGGGCCAGTGCTAAAATTAATAACAGCGTTGACTACAGGTACTGTCATACTATAAATCCATTTGGTACTGTGCTATAACCTGATCTAGTTGCAACCTGTATACTTTCTGCAATAGCTTGGCTCATCCTGTCGCCACCTGCATCTATTTTTAGATTAAGTGTAGGTGCAGAAGTTTGTTGAATACCTGATAGTAATTGTTGAAGTCCTGAAATGCTTGGTCTAGCCTGTTCTAGTAATCCAGATATATTACCTCGAAGATCTTCAAATGTGCCAGGTTGTGTAGGCGCTATCAATTCTTGCAAACCTTTTACAGCTGGTGCGCCATAATCAAGAATAGCCCTAGTTTCTGATTTTAATGCGCCCATGGATAATGCTTGTAATTCATTTAAGGTAGGTTTAATTTGATCTAGCATGCTTCTAATCATGTTTCTAAATGCTTCGTCTAACTTGTTTGCTGAATCTGTTAACTTCTTTAATGCCTCGATTGCTTCTAATTCGGCTAATAATTTTTTAGCTAAAGATTCATTCTCATCTAATATCGCTAACTGTGCTTTTAAGCGTAGTTTAGTTTCCTCATCTGTGGCTACATTAAGTGCCTGTGTTAAACCTATACGTTCTAGGTCAAACTTCTTTTTTAACTCTTCTAAGTTTTTATTCTCTATCTTATTCTTTTGATTGATAATCTTAAATTCTTCTTTACGTGCTTTAGTAAGATTTTTAGATACTACTAAATCTGCTCTTGGATTACCTGCGCCGTAAGTAAAGTTAGATCCTGGTTTGCCAGAATAATCTTTAGTAAGCGCACCACCTATAGCACTTCCACCTACAATAGTAAATGCAGCTGCAACGGCTTTGGAGTTTCTACTTAATATCGCAAGGGCTAATAAACCTGCCTTAAATGTTGGGTTATTAACTAGGTTATTAAATCCATTGACTAACTTAGCCAATTCCCTAACTGCAAATGCTATGTTATTTCCTAAATTTTCAAAATTATTTGCAAGGTTTTCTATTGATTGATCTTTACTTAAAATAGTTAAAGCATCTACTAATCCTGCACCTATAGCCTTTGTAGCTTCATCACTGCTTTTTTTAAGCATATCCATCTTGCCAGCATAAGTGCCTAGCCTAGACGCTGCCTGTCCTGAAAATCTTCTTTCCAATTCAGCCATGATTTTATTCATGTCGCCAGTAGCAAGGATATTTTCATCTATGCCAGTATTAAGTCCTCTTATTGCTTTAGTCTGACCTCTTACACCTGCGGATATTGCACCTACTACAGTTGCTAGGCTTTGTCCAGTACCAGCGCTTATATCTAAAGCAGCTTCTAAAGATCTTTGTGCTAAATCAACTGAGTTAGTAACGTTTAATAATGTTTGAAATGGACCACGTAGATCTGTAAGTATTGCGTAAGTTTTTTCTAAATTCTTAATATAATCTTCTACTTCGGTAGCCCTAAATGCGTTGCCAGTATTTTCTAATTGCAACTGTAATGATTTAGCGGCTGCCTGATCTTCGGCAAATGCTTTAACTGCCTTTTTACTAAATGCAACAATAGCGGTAGCGCTAAAGGTAAACCCTAACGTACGTGCTAAACTTTTTAATTGTTTATCAAATACGTTTACATCTTGCTTGGCTTTTTTAAGCGCCTTACCATTCCAGGTAGCAAGTGCGGATACGACTACATTGGCCACTATGCCACCTTCTTTAATTCTGTTGTATCGTTAAAATAATCGGCTGTGGCATTAATGGCTTTAACAATAGAATCATAAATCTTAGGACTATCTTTAGCCCAGGCTTTGTAAATAAGTCGGCCTGATCCTTTGCGACCAGCGCTTCTAACATCTTTAATCTTAGGTTGTTTAGTAAGTTCTGGTAAATCTGTTACGAACTGATAACCAGCAAATGGGTTATTAGAGTTATACGATCTAGTTGCTCTGCTTTTACTTCTAGCAGAACCAGATTGCTTAAATGCTAATGTGCCACCACCTGGGCTTATGCTAGTAAATGGCGCCCTACCTTGTGGGTTTAATCGGCCAGCGGTTTCATAAATACGACCAGCTGCACTAATGTTATAAACGTAATTTTCTACTTGAAAACCATTTTTGAATTTTCTGTTTTGACCTTCTTTGTAACCTATGCCACCTCTTACATTATTGGCATCATATTTTGGGAATGGCCGATAATCTACCTGTGAAGATATTGGCTTAGACCAACCAGATAGTACTTCTGCATTACTAGGCACATAGCCTTTAGCAGTAGCTTCTACCTGGCGCATTTGTGGATCTAATACTTTTTTAATTCTGTTATACATATCCTCATCAATAAAGCTAAGGCCTTTCATGACCTCTTTAACGCCTACGACCTCTGTTGGCATTTTTGATCTCCTTAGCTCTATCGGTTAATACTTGTACTATCGCCCGATACATTTCCGAGTCCATATTGATAAACTCGCTAGGCGGTATTCCAGTTTCTATAGCAAGTTGAGCAATACTATAAAAAACAGAACCCCGCTCTGTTATTTTTTTTCTTCGTCTAATACCTCGACAGTTTCTAGGCTGTCAATAAATTCTGCATTAAACATAGGTACTTGTGCGCCTGCTCTGCGTAAGCACTCCCAAGCTAGCCAAAAAATATGGGTTTGCTGTTCATGCTCACGCAGCATTTTGCTAATACCTGCATTGTATTTCAACTCGAAAGCGTACTCGACACCTGGTGTTATCTTGTGTTCAGATACTTCACCATTAGCCCTTGTTATCTTTAGCTTTGCCATTGTTACTCCTTAATTAGAACGCCACTGATGGCGATACCGTTACTGCGGAGTTTAGCGTAAAGGTCACGCTGCTAGAGGCAATTTCTGAGACGCCACCAGTACCCAGTGGGGTAAGGTTGTTCACCAGAATTGAGAACTGGTAGGTAGGGTTTGCAGCTGATACAGCTGTGCCTTTAACTGTAATAACTGATACTGACAAAGTTTGTCCAAAAGCATCATTTAGTGTCTGCATTACTTCGGCACTTGCCCAGTCATTTAGAAAGTCGATAGTAAATGAACCAGATGATAAGCCTTGCACAAATCGATGTGCGTTATCTGACATTGTGGTAATTTCTAGTTCGTCTACGATTTGATTGATAACAGCGCTGGTCACGTGATCGCTAATATCGACAGATGGTGTAGTAGGCGCAGCGGCAGTAGCCAATTTAACGCCTACATTGTTATTTAGATATATGGCCATTGTT